ACATCCGCCACGGTTTTGGCGGTGTTCTGAACGGAAGCGCTGAGATCCCCGACACTGGATGTCAGGGTCGTCTGCTGCGTTGCCAGCGCCTCCAGTGCCGTTGCATGCGTCTGCTGGGTACTGGTGATACTGGCCACCGATTTAATCGTGTTGTCCAGCGTCGTCTGGTTTTTGATGTTGGCGGCCGCCTGCGCGTCAATCTGCGACTGAAGCGAGGTATTCAGGCTGGCCTGTGTGCTCTGGCTGTCGCTCAGCGTTTTCGCCATGTTATCGACGCGGGAGTTGGCGTTATCCACTTTCGTGGCCAGTGCCGTCTGCTGCTGCGCCTGAGCGGTAATTTTCCCTTCGGCATCCGTTACGCGCGCCGTCAGGCCGCTCACAGCGCTCGCCGTCGCGTCAGAGGCATCCTGTGCCGCTTTCGCATCGGTAACATCCGTGATGACCAGATCGTCGATATACAGTGAATAGCCAGGGGTACCGTTGCCGGTGGCGCCACGGGTGGAGATCCAGACCACCGCGCGTGTTCTGCCCGCCCCGTTGTTACTGGCGATACCCGTGAATTTCACCCACTTATCGCGCGCGCCCAGAGAGGCTTCGCTGACAGTGACCGCCGCCTGCCAGGCATTTTGCCCGGCAGCATTCTGTGACTGGATACCAACCAGCGTTGTCCACCCGGAGGAGGGCGTCTGATCCGCCGGCATCATGGCCCAGAACTCAAACCGGAACTTCGCGTCCTCACGGACTGACTGCCAGGTGCCAAGCTGTTTATCACTGTTGCCGCTGTTGTTCTCATCCCGTCTCAACTTCAGGCTCTTACCGCCGGTGAATTTCTGAGACGCCACCACAACGGCTGTGCCGTTCCCGCCCAGCACCTGGCCATCGCTGTAGCTTTCAAACGTACCGTCAACCCACGGATTAGCTCCCTGAGTGCGGATGGTATTGATGGTGCTGGTCAGCGACGTGATGCTCTGCGACTGGCTGGTGATGGTGTTTTCCACCTGGCTTACGCGACCGGTCAGTGAACTCACCGCGGACGTGTCAGCCTTTTTACCCAGCTCAGTATTCATCGTGGTCAGGCTGTTCTGCAGACTGGTGAGCTGCTGCGACTGCGAATCCAGTTTACCCTCGGCAGACGTCATCCGGGTGGTCAACCCGGTGACAGCGCTTTGCTCGGCCTTCTTACTGACCGCCGCATTCGTGACGGCCAGATCGCCGCTGAGTTTCGTCAGCTGCTGCGCCTGGGTGGTGATAGCCCCTTCAGCAGCGGTGATGCGGGTATTCATCTGAGAAATAGCCCCGGCATTAGCTGCGATATCCTTTTCATCCGTAACATCGAGGACATGGAAATCATCGAAATACATTGCCCCCGCGCTGAGGAAGGTCGTCAGCTGGAAACTGGCCGTCGTGGTCTTCGTGGCTTTCCAGTCAAACGTTACCAGTTGCCAGCCAGAACTAAACGGTCCGTAGTTTGAGCCGACCAGCAGGCCAGTGCTGTCAGCCACACGAAACTTCGTGTTACCCGCATCTTTAATCGTGGTTCCCGGGTCCTGCTTCGCCCATACCCCCATGCGATAGGTGCGACCCTGCGTGATACTGATTTCCTGCCCGACCAGGTTCGACTGGCCGGCGGACATTTTCAGCGCCTTGTTACCCGAGTGCGGAACCTGTAAATCGGCCACCGTCGCGGTACTGCTCCAGCCGGTAAAGCCCGCCGCGCCGCGCTCAAAACTGCCGTTGACAATGAGGTTGCCCGGCATTTTCCCGCTGGCGTCAATATCCGCTGCTGTCTGGCTCAGGCTGTTACTCAGTTGCGTCAGAGAATCCCCCTGCGCACTGAGTGTTTTGCCCTGCTCCGTGACCTGGTTCTGCAGGGTGTTCATCGCGCTTGCGTCCGCTTTTTTGTTCACGTTCGCATTCGTCGTGGCCAGATCGCTGCTGAGTTTAGTCAGCGCGCTGTTGGCTGCCGCGATGTCATTTCCCTGCTGCGTCACCGTGCCCTGCAGCTGCGTCACCGCTGTCGTGTCAGCCTTTTTACTCACCGTATCGTTTGTCGACCGGAGGCTGTTCTCCAGCGAGGTGGTCCGCGTGCCGATGCTGCTGAGCGTATCGCCCTGCTGGCTAACCGTGGTGGTCAGTGAATCCACCGCTTTTGCGGTCGCATCTGCGGTTTTCTGCGCACTGTTCGCCGCCGTCACATTGCGCATATGCCAGTCGGCAGCGTACCAGACGGTGCCGAACGGGCTGGACTGATTAACCTGCAGGAACGGTCGCAGGAAGTTCGTGTCAGCCGGCACAGTAAAGCGCCAGGTGGTTCGTTTCCACGCGGAGGTGGTCTTGGTGTTGCCCCCGGACGCTCTCGCCCCGATACCGCCGGTGGCGGTGGTGGCCCGACCGATATAGAAATTAAAGTCGGCGCTGCCTGTACCACACGCTACCAGAGCAGACATTTCGAAAACGTCGCCCGGTGTCACGGCGATGTTGTTGATTTTTGGCACATGGTCTCGCCCGGCCAGCCGGACGGCATACCTGAACGGGCAGTCAGCCGGCACACCATCGGCGGTGGTCTCCACCACGTCATAACCCATGCGGTCATACGCCGGATCAAATGACGGGTTTGGAATGTAATCATCCCCGGCAGCATTCCCGGCGTTCACCGCTGCCGTCAGGCTGACGATGTTGCTGTTGGCTGCCGTGAGGCCTGCCTCGGTTTTCTCCACCCGGCCAGTCAGCGCGTTAAGCGCCGTCTGATCCGCTTTGGTGTTGACCTTATCGGTGGTGCTGCTCAAATCGCCCTGCAGCTTCGTGATAACCTGCCCCTGGGAGGTGATTTTGCCTTCCGCACTGGTGACCCGGCTGGTGAGATCACTCACCGACTGCGCGCTGGCCTTTTGTGCCACGTTGTTGTTGGTGGTGTTCAGGCTGTTCTGCAGATTCGTGATGCTCTGAGACTGCACGGTCAGCTGCCCCTCGGCATTCGTCACCCGACTGGTGAGGCTGTTAATGGCCGATGTGTTCGCGGTAATACCGCTGGCCGCATCATCCGGACTCGGTGACCAGTCGGTCATCACGGTCCCGGTTTCCAGTTGAGGGCGGCAGAGCCAGACTTCTTTGTCGGCAGACGTCGCGCTTTCCAGACGCGCGGCAATCAGCCGTTTGGTGCCACTGGTGGCAGGAATAACCCATTTCACCCAGTAACGCGCCCATGCGGTGGTCAGTTTCGTGACCGCCTTGCCGTCACCGGCCCCGCCTTTAACGCCCTGGCTGGTTTCCGTGGTGGTGGTGTTCGACGGGTTATAGAAATAACTCGCCATCTCCTGCCCGTCATAAGCCCCTTTCGCATAGAAGCTGAATACAAATTCCGTACGCCCGGTAACGTCCAGCGTCTGTTCATCCAGCTGGGTATAACCGGATGCACCTTTCGCCAGCCGGGTGTAGGCCACGCGGTCGCCCAGATAGGTTTCTGTGGCGTGGCGGCTGCTCCATCCCTCCAGAGTGTCCGCATTGCGGATAAGATTGGTCCCGCCCACGGCCAGGGAGGAAAAGTTGTTTTCCAGGTTCGTCAGCGCGCTGCTTTGCGTGGTCAGATCCCTGCCATGCTGTTCAACGGTGTTCTGCAGGCTCTGCAGCGCCGTTGCATCAGCCTTCTTCGCCACATTGCTGTTAGTCGTATTCAGGGTGTTCTGCAGGCTGGTCAGGCTGTCTCCCTGCGATTTCAGGCTGCCTTCGGTAGCCGTCACGCGGGTCGTCAGATTCGTCAGCGCGCTGGCATCGGCCTTGCCGCTGATATCCTTACCAAGTTGAGTCACATCCGACTGCAGTTTCGTGATCGCGCTGCCCTGAGACGTAATATTCTTCCCGTTCTGCGTGACTGACGCGGACAGACTGGAAAGCGCCTGCGCATTCGCATCGGCGGCATCGAGCGCCGCTTTCGCATCGGTCACGTCAGTGATGATCAGATCATCAATCAGGAAGGCATCACCCAGGCGAACTTTTGGTGTATTCGGGATGGAGATCCTCACCATTGCCTGTTTCAGCGCGGTTCGGTTGTTGGTCAGATAGCCACTGACTTTTGTCCAGTTGTCCACCGACAACTCAGAGACTTTCACGTTCAGGCCAGGCCACGACCAGCCATTGGCAGAATCCTGGAAGGAAAATCCGAGCACCATATAAACGGTCGGATCGGCGGTCGAGCCAGCCGGCAACTTAACCCACGCCTCCACGTAATAGACCGCGTTATCGCGAACCTGCATGCCCGAAAAGATATGGGTATCGTTATTATCCGTCGCGTTCGGGTTGTACTCCGTACTGCGCGTAACACGCAGGCTTTTGGTCCCGCTGTGCGCAGCTTCACTGGTGATAACGGCGCGGGCATTACTGAGAACATCGCCGACGGCATAGGATTCAAAACTGCCGTCCGGCAGTACGTTGGCTCCCCGTGTCGCCTGCTGCTTCAGCGATGTATTCAGGCTGGTCAGGCTGTCGGCCTGGCTACGGATATCCTTTTCAGTCTGGGTAACCCGGTTGGTCAGTGAACTGACCGCCGACGCATCAGCCTTCTTCGCCACATCGCCTTTGACCCCTTCCAGCGCGTTATTCAGCGCCGTGATGGATTGCCCCTGTGATGTCAGGGTGTTCCCCTGGTTCGTCACCGTCCCGGTCAGAGACGAAACAGCATCGCTGGTCGCCTTGATGTTGGTTTCATCGGTGACATCAAACACCCGGACGGAATCGAGCCAGATTTCACCGTTTGTCGGATGAGAATAAAGTTTGAAGTTCTGCCCGTCCGCGCCGGCAGCCGTCAATCCGGTTTCCCAGGTGATGGTTTGCCAGTCAGTGGTCAGCGTGACCGTTTTATCCTCATACGTACTGTCCGTCTGGCCGATTTTGTTCTGGCGACGGATCAGCAGACTCATCGCGCCGGAAACACCTTTGGCCTTCACCACCACCCGATACTTGCGCTGGCCATTCAGCGGCACCGGCTTGTTGTTGTTGGAGAAAATGCCTGGGCTGGTAGTGGTCGTCCGGTTCAGCCGGACCCCCGCTTTCCCGTCCCCGAAATCGCCAAAGGTCACACCGGCTGGATACTGAATATCCCAGGCAGTGCTGCCCTGCAGAAAATCAAAGTTCGGGATCAGGTTGTCGCCGGCGTTGCGGGTGGCCGTCAGCGCATTCGCCAGATTTGTCAGCTGCTGGCTCTGTGTGGTCAGTTTCCCTTCCGCCTCTGTCACCCGGTTATCGACCGAAGTCAGTGCCGTTGCATCGGCCTTCTTCGACACATTGCTGTTGGTCGTGTTCAGGCTGTTCTGCAGGTTCGTCAGCTGCTGGCTTTGCGAGGTGATAGCCCCTTCCGCTGTGCTGACCCGGCTCGTCAGTCCGGTAACGGCGCCGGCGGTGGCATCGATGTCTACCCGGTCGGTAACGTCAGTGACGTAAAAATCATCGAAGTAGCGGCTGCCGCTAATCAGATAGTTGCTCAGCGTCACCGGCAGGCTGGCTGTCTCCGTCGCTTTCCAGCGACCGGAAATCAGGGTCCAGTTTGTCCCCACCGTACCGCTGTTGTATGGACGCTCAAAAACCGGCTGGCCGGCAGAGTTGCCGATCCGCAGCTTGTTGTTCCCCGCGCCATTATCCGTCGTCGCTCCGGGTTCCTTAACCCACACCCCGATTTCATAGGTTCGCCCCTGAACAAACGGGATGTATTGCCCCGGAGTCACATTCCCCGGATCAACCTTCAGCGCCCGCGTCCCGCTGTGAGGAACGGAAACCTCCACCACACTGGTCACGGTTGACCGCCCGGTGTAACCATCCAGCCCGCGTTCAAACGAGGGATTCACGACCAGGTTACCCGGTATCTGCCCGCTGGCATCAATATCTGCCGCGACCTGCGAGAGGCTGTTCGACAGGTTCGTCAGCGAATTGCTCTGGCTCTCCAGCGTTTTTCCCTGCTGCGTCACTTTCGTGTCGAGCGTGGCCAGCGCTGTCGCATCGGCTTTCTGCGCCAGCGCTTTATCGGTATTCGCCAGATTTCCGGTCAGTTTCGTGATGGCGCTGTTCGCAGCAGTCAGGTCGTTGCCCAGCTGTGTGACGGTATTGGTCAAATCCTGCACCGCTGTCGCATCAGCCTTTTTGGCCACTGCGGCATTGGTGGTTGCCAGCCCGTTTTCCAGCTGAGTTGTCCGGTTGCCGGTCGAGGTCAGCAGATTACCCTGTTGCGTCACGGTGGTGGTCAGGGAGTCAACCGCCGCCGCCGTGGCATCCGCAGTATCCTGAACCTTTTGCGCCGCTGTCACATTTCGCATATGCCAGTCCGTAACGAACCATACGGTGCCATACGGGCTGTTCTGCGAGATCTGCAGGAACGGACGGATATAACCCCTGTCCACCATCGCCTGCGTGACCTTGAAGCGCCAGGTGGTTCTCTGCCAGGTCGCGGAGGGTGATTTCCCGCCCCCCGCCATGAGTGGCGCACCGGTGCTCGTATCTGGCCGAACGGCGGTGCCAACATACAGATTAAAATTCGCCGTGCCGGCGCCGCAGGCAACCAGTGCGCTGATCTCAATCACATCGTTAAGCGTGGCCGGGAACGCGGCAAAGTTAGGATGGTGATCCCGGCTGGCAATTCGGGCCGCATAACCATACGGGCAGCCCGGCGGGACCTCCTCAGCCGTCGTGGCTACCACGCTGAACCCCATCTGGTCATATGCCGGGTCAAACGTCGGGTTGGGAATTAAATCCCCGCCTGATGCGTTTCCGGCCCGTACAGCGGATTTCAGCGAGGTAATGTTGGCGTTAGCAGCCGTCAGCCCGGATTCCGTCTTCTCCACTCGTCCGGTTAGCGAGTTCATCGCCATCTGATCCGCTTTGCTGGCCACGTTCGCGTCTGTCTGCGTCAGCGCATTCCGGAGCTGGGTGATGTTCTGCGAATTGCTGACCACATCGTTGCCAATCTGGCTGACATTCGAGCTGAGCACGCCGGCTGCGTTTGCCAGCGCGGAAACCCCGAGACCGGAGTACATCTCAGCAACCTGGTCTGACAGCTTCAGGCCCAGGTTGATATACGCCTGGCCGGTCCACTGAGTCACCAGAAACTCAACGGTGTTCCAGCCGGCTTTCAGTTCAAAACTGACAGTATTCCAGCTGGCATTACCCCAGGCGACCTGAACCCCATTCACAAATATGGCGCCGGTATCATCAAAAACCCTGGCGCCAGGTGCCAGTGTGATGGTGGTATCTGCGGCCACCTTCACCTGGCAGGAATACAGCGCGATCAGATAGCTGCCGGAGGACGTAAAGTCCAGTTTGGCCGCGTCGGCCACCTCATCCACAACCGTTGGCGCCACGGCGCGAATATCGCTGAATGACGGGACTGTCCCGGCGTTAGCCAGCTGAACAGGATAGAGTCGACGGGACCAGCGATTCGGCTGGCCATTGACCAGTTGATTTGACAGGCTGGTGATGCTGTCAGTATTGCTGCGAATATCCTGCCCGTTTTGCTCTACCTGCTGCGTTAAGGCAGTGACCGCAGCCGCTTCGGCTTTCTTCGCCAGCGCCGCATTTGTCGTGCCCAAATCGCTCGTCAGTTTCGTGATGGACTGACCCTGGCTGGTTATCCTGTCACCCTGCTGGGTAACAACAGACTGCAGCCCGCTCAGCGCCTCATTCGTACCAGCCAGGCCCGTTTCCGTCTGGCCAACCCGGTTAGTGAGCGATGTTAACGCGGCGCCCTGCGATGTCAGCGTGGCGCCCTGTTGCTCAACTTTCTGCGTCAGGGACGTCAGTGCGGCTGCATCGGCTTTTTTTCCGAGGCTGGTTTCCAGGCCACCGATACGGCTCGCCTGCGCGCTCTGCTCTGTCGTCAGAGAACTCAGTTCACCAGAAACAGCAGCTTTGTTGTCGTTAAACTGCGTCTGCAGGGACTCTCTGGCCTTAACTTCCGCCGAGATGGCGGTAACGCGCGCAGTTTTTTCCTGGTACAGCAGCCCGGAGGTGACTTTCTCCAGGTCGCTCCCATCATAGGAGCCACGCATCTGCGCCGCCAGCGTGCTGCGTGCCTGCGCTTCGGCGGTCAGCGCGTTACTCAGCGTACTGCGCACATCCTGCAAAGCAGCCGTACTGGCGCCGGGTGCTGGCCGGCCAACGGCGATCCAGTCGAATTCGATAAAGTTGCTGGCATCCTGCTGGTTCGTCAGGTCCAGGCGAATACGATCAATGTTCCCTGTCCACGGAATATCACGCACCGTCAGGGTTGCCACCCCATCGGCATATTCCGGCTCAGCAACAATGTATCGCTTCGTGTTATTGAAGTTTTCGCCGGCAGACACCCAGCGGATCTCACCCGCCCAGACTGGTTTGCCGGTTTTACGAAAGCGCAGCATGATGAAACGGTACGCCGCACCATCGACAGCCAGCCCGCCAGGGGAGGTAATGTACGGATCGGTGGCGCTGTCCGCCGGGCGTAACCAGCCATCCTGTGACACACCAGGTACGCCGGCGCTGCCGGTCCAGCCCTCGGTCGTCTGATTGTTGAAATGCCAGATAACCTGCGAATCGAACTGGATATTAGCGCCGGCAGCGAGGCTGGACATTTCCCGCGCCAGATTTTCATCGGCGGTCTTCATCACCTGAGTCAGGCTCTCGATACTCGCCTCAATCCCCTGCGTTGCCGCCAGCAGTTCATCAGCGGCCTGTGCCGCCTTCGCGTTAACATCGGCGATACGATCCGCGGTCTCCTGCTTCACTGCATTGGTCAGCGTGGTGTTAACCTGAGACAGCGACTGCTTCAGGCCATTTTCGGCAGTCTTTATCTGCGCATTCAATGCGGCATCGCCGTCGGCCAGCGTTTTGCTGACCCTGGAAATCTCCAGGTCGATGGTAGCGTTGATTTCCGCAGCCGTATCGGTGACTGACTGTCTTACCTGGGTGATGCTGTCGGTCAGCGACTTGTTCACAGTTGCGATCTGCTTGTTCGCATCTGCGGCGGCGGATTTTGCCTCCTGAACGCCTTTGTTTGCCTGAGCCAGACCAGAATCGAGAGCCTCATTGACCGAGGTGATCTCATCCGTGATGGTTTTATTCACGGCGGAGATCTTCCCGTCAACATCAGCAGTGATGCTTTTCGCCGATGCATCAATATCCTGGCTGACCTGATTCGCCTGGTCTGCGGCTTCCTTACGCAGAGCTTCAGCGGTCTGCTCCAGTTCCTGCTGCGTATTGCGGATACCTTCCTGCGTTTCGCTAATGGTGCGCTGCGTTTCCTCCCAGGCAGCCGTATCCTTGATCGCGTCGGTCAGGTTTTCGTAGTAGTCATCAAAGTTATCGCTGGCCATCCCCTGGACCCAGCCGGTCCACGGGCTTTCATTGCCAAGACGATCCACAAGGCGCGCCCGATACCAGAATTCTGCGCCCATACTGAGGCCCATCTGCTGATAGCTTTTCCCCGGATAGGCCACGTCTGATAACAGCATCGGCGCACTGCCGTCCTGATTTTTGCTGTACTGCAGTTCCGTGCGCAGCGTATCCCCGGAGCCGGTCGGGAATTCCCAGCTAACCTGGACCCCATGAACCAGCGAACGGGTTGCCAGCGCCAGCGGCGGAAGTGGGGCACCAGACTTACCGGTCAGCTCGGTTTCTTTCGAGATCCCCCATACGGACGCGATATCCTGCGCGTTAATCGCCCGCACACGCACAACGTATCGACCGGTATAGATACCATCGACCTCAAACCGCGTATTGCCGGTGCGCGGCAGGTTAATCCAGTCACCATTGTTCTGACGCCACTGCATTTCATACGCAATCGCATTTTTCACCGGCGACCAGGTGGCAACCAGGGTGGTGATGCCAATCCCCTGCGACACCCGGTAGAGGCTGGAAATGGTAATGTCGTCCGGTGCCTCCTGTCCCCGTGGGGGAACAACGGTCACTGGACGGTCTTCGATCACCGCGCCATCATCCACCCGGGGAAACTTGTTCGGGTTATACGGCAGGCCGTTAATAGTGACCGTGCCATCGTTATTGTTCACAACGCGCTTAACCCTGAATTGCTGAATGGCCAGGTCTGACTGATCCAGAATCCAACCCGCCTCCGCCTGCGGTGCCGGGTTATACTCCTGCTCTACCGTAACAATACGGTCCTGCACACCCTGAACTTTACGCCCCTGCGACTTTCCGTCCGGCAGGTTAATGATGAGCGTATCCCCGGCTTTTGCCGCGACCGCGCGGTCAAGAGTAATCCTTTTTCCTGAGACTGCCGCCACACGACCGCCGTTCTGCCGGCCAGCCATAGGGGCATTGTTGATACCGATAACCTTGCCAACACGGGGAATGCGACCCTCCATCCCCGTTTTAAACTCAACGCCATTGTCGTCGCGGTTTGTCTCGATGGCGTAGGCGCCGTGGCGCTGCGCCTCGGATTCACGTGTACAGCCAATCCGGGACAACTCGATAGTGTTAAATCCGAAGCGGTCTGCAACCTCCTGCGAATAGACGCTGGCTTGATCGTCCTGATAGTTATTCTGTGGGTTGCTGTAAGTGACGATGGCCGCGCTATAGTTGGTCCGCTCGGACGTGCTGGAGAACGTGAAGGAGCCGACAATATTCGATTTGTTGAAAACAAAATCGGGGTCCATCTCACGCGGCATATCGGCATCAACCGACAGCAGATTATTCGACCAGCTAATCATGCCCCGAAAAATGTTCGCGAGATCCATTAATACGGTCCAGGCGTCAGTCCGCTGGGATATATACAGATCGCAGAGATAACGGGCCTCTTTTCCGCCAGCACCATCTGAGACCGGCGCATCGCAATACTGGCCGATCTGATACAGGGTCCATTTATCCACCTGGTCGGACGAAATACGCTTTCCAAGTCCATAGCGTTTGTTCAGCACCAGATCGTAAAAAATCCAGGCGGGGTTATTCGACCAGGCCCACTTGAAGGTCCCGTCCCAGCTTCCGCTGTAGGTACGTTCGACAGGGTCATAGTTCGACGGTACGCGAATGACCAGCCCCTTTGCCTTGACCGTCACGGTCGGTGTCCGGCCATCAAAAAGCGTTGAATCGAACTGAACGAACAACAGCGCGGTGTTCGGATAGCGCAGTTTGGCGTCAACGATTTCCGTTATCGACTCGATACGACTCACGTCCGCCGTTTTGTTATTATTCTTATTCTCAGTCAGACGGCGAACGCGGATCTGCCAGCCGGAGTTTGCCCGCGGCAAATCGATGCGGTAGCTGCGCTCATAGCCCGTGTTAGCTATGCCATCGACGGTATCGCGGCCATATTCGGTATACGTGCTGCCGTCTGTTGAAACATCGATAGCGAACTCAATGCGGTAACCATCTTTGCCACCGCTGTCACGCAGGCTGTAGACCCCGTTCGGAAATTTAATACGCAGGCGAACAGCCGACAGCTGCGTGTTGTTGATCGCCTTTACCCACGGGGTGCCAGACTTGATTTCCGTGCTGACGCTGATTTCGTTTTCGACCGCCGGGAAACCCTGAATGTAATCCTGGTCAACCAGACCACTGCGCCACTCCCACGTCACGCCCGGAAAATTTTCATGGCCATCGGCATCGAGCAACGGCGTACCGTCGAGGCAAATATCCTGACCGGTAAACTGACCGGCAATTTGACCTTCTGACAGTGCCAGCAAGATTTTCATATAGGCGACCGAGGCAATTTCCGTCCCGCGATTCTGCCCGTTATCCTTGTTACCACCGTTATTTTTAGCGCCAGCGATTCCTTTTATTTCAGCCATTCTCAAACTCCGGGCAAAAAAAATCCCGCCGTGGCGGGAAGGGGTAAATGCATTTTTTTATTGCTGTTCTTCGGTATAAATACCGCCACTGATAATGACGCCGCCTATTTCACGCAGGCCATACAAGATCGGTACACCGTTGCCGGCAGCGACCTGATTAGCAGGCGCACCAAATGAGTACGATTTTTTCGTATCCCGATCCGTTGTCATACCCTGGGTACCGCTGGGCGCCAGCATTTGTACAACGCCGCCCAGCATCATCGCCGCCCCCATTTTGTAGAGGAACGGCGAGGCAGCGGCGGCAGGGGTAAAACTCAGCACCATACCAACGGCAACGAGTACGGCACCAAAAATGGTCTGGAACACCCCGGCTTTTTTACTGCCAATAATCACAGGCGCAATTTTGATTACGTCATGCACACCATTCAGAAACAGGTCATCCTGGCTCAGATTTTTTTCACCGTTAAAGACCATGTACGTGACTCCACGTCCCTCGCTGGTCTCCAGCCATCGTTCCAGTCCTGGAACCATGATGCACAGCGCGCGGATAGCCTCCCGTACAGAAGATACCGACAGGCGATGCTCCCGGCCGAACAACTTGCCCAGCTTGCCGTACAGGCGAACCAGAACCATTTTCTCTATCGTATTAGTCGTCATTTTTATGCCTCAGCGTCAGCATGGTTCGCTCCCGCCAGATCCCACCGTATGGAACCTCACCACTCAGCTGGCCATACATGTGGTGCAACATTTTTCCGTTGCCCAGGTAAATGCCGGCGTGGTTGATTTCGTCCGCTCTGTACTGCATGAGGATCACATCACCTGCCTGCAGCTCGCTGGCGTGAGAATAAAACCCGGCTTCCGCATAGTGCCGCACATACAGGTTTTCCCCCCGGGTCCACCAGTTGTCCTCTCTGGGAAAATCAGGCAGTTCGATACCACGCTCCTGCATATACCAGTCGCGGACCAGTCCATAGCAATCCCAGCTACCGTGGATAAACGGACGGTTCAGAAGAGGCGGGGAATCTTCCGGCGTCGTGATGGTGTAGTCGCCTCCTGGCCAGCTAATAATGATCCACGGCAGGCCTGTTTTCTGACAGCCCTGCAGGTCCTCGGCGGATGCATGCGGACCGGCATCCGGATGCGAATGCACTACGGCCAGCACGTCGCCGGCATCCTCTGCGGCAATCCAGTCACCGGCTGCGATCCGAAAATGCTCCGTCGGCATTTCATGACTGTTTTCGCAGCGAATATATCGGCGCTGCCGCCCGACCCGGGTAATCAGGCCACAGCATTCGTTCGGGTAAACATCCGCGGCGTGCGCCTCAATAGCGGTTTTCAGTCTCTGGCTCAGCATGACTACATCCTCAGCAGACCAATAGCCGGGAATCCGCCAAACGGCAGCATGGCATCATCACCAAAACGTAACTTACAGCCCGCGACCGTTCCCGGGCAGACGTCCAGTGCCGGGTTGTCTACCGGATTGCCGAATTTGTCGTAATAACGCGTGCCGGTATAGCCGCAGTCAGCACCACGGTACTGGCCCTGCATGCACCAGGCACAACGGTTGGTCATCTGGCGTGCAGGCAACTTCTGTCCGGTAACATCCACCGGCGAGCTAAGCTTGAACTGGACCTGTTCATCGTCATCGCTGGATTTACTGTCAATGTAAAAAACATCAATCTGCTCTGCTGTCGGGTCAGCCTGTGGGTTGCCGTCAGGGAAGTTCCTGGCATCGAGATAGTGCGCATACGTGCGGTGAACCGTTACCTTCGCCTGCTTCATATCCTGGAACATGTGGCATAACGCACTGATTGAGCCATCCAGGTTCGCAATGGACAGATTGGGGGAAGCTGGCGAACCTTCACCGTTGGACTCAACGTCCTCGATCTCACATGGCCAGAGCGTATATTTCACGCCCTGCCAGTAAATCGGTTTGCCCGTCAGCTTTTCCGCATCGCTGCCAGCGGCGATAATTTCTTCTTCGGTATACGGAATAGCGTGGTTGTGAAAATACAGTACGTCTGCACCAAAAGTGGTGCCATCCACTTCGAACAGAGTGATGACGTTCCCGGGTTCCAGTTTTTGATCGTCGGCTGCAATGCCCATAATGTCCTCGCTGCGGGACCGTAGTCCCAATAATAAAAAACCCCGCTGAGCGGGGTTAAGTTGATGGTATGGGTGCCGGACGGCACGGGAGGTTAACGGGGAAAGTGGTAGCCAGCATCGGTACAGATTGGCATCATCACCTCTATCATATCGTCGCTATAAATGATGACACCTGCCTGAATGATTTTCCCCTCTCCACTTCTTTTTACTGCCGCTGTTAACAGCGCCTTGCCTGCATAACCACCATAAGCATTTTTGGCGTTAATTTGTGCGCAATAGGAGTTACCTCCCATATCCGGTTGCCAATAAATTTTTGCGCTATCCGGATCTTTTAGCTCTTGCTTAGCAGACTCTTCGATAATCTTTTTTTCCGACGCTGTTAGCTCACGTGCTGCCGTTGTACCGGAAAAAAGAACGGCGATGCTGGCCAGCGCCAGTACCATTTTTTGCATTATCATTCTCCATTATATCGGTGCGGCTCTGTATGCCGTCACAAACGTAACAGTAACGGTCATGCGCGCAAAATCAAGCAGTTGAGGCTTTATCTGTGTCGCACGGTATAGCCCCAGTTCTCCCAGCGGATTAACCCACAGGAATGCGCTTGTTTCACCGTGACGGCGTAAAAACTGCAGGATCGGCATGACCTCCTCCCTGTAGTCGGTGAATGTCAGTGGCCATGATTGCGATTCAGGATTAATACCGTCGCCAGTGATCTGCTCATAACCATCACCATATTTCACGGACCGGGTCGCATATTTAATATCCGCGGCAGGACCATTCAGCGGCGACCAGTCGAAGGTTTCCAGTGCGGCCATTAGCGCATGCTCCTCAGTTTCACATCGATCATCCCACCGTTACCCATTTCCTTATCCAGGGTGCTCAAAACTATCTGAACGATTTGTTGCTTCATCTGAGCGATACCACTCTCTGACCGCTTCCCGGACTGATCCGGATTACCGTTACTATTGACCACCTGTATCGGGATATTAACCGTTATTCCCCCTGCTGCTCGCTGGCTCTCACCAGTCATTGGAAGCGGCCCGCTCGGCACGCCAGCCAGCCCACCGTTGGCGTAGCCACTACCGTAAGTTAACTGGTTCAGAAAGCTGAGCATGCCTGGCCTTTTAACCACCTCCTGTGGCACAACCCACTCACCCCGGTGGACTGGTCCGGCAACCTCATACTTCCCGCCATCACCGGTATACCCGCCGCCGGAGAATCCAGACAGAAACCCGCCAAAATCCGCGAGGATGCCAATCCCGGACCCCGACATAGCAGAGCCTGCAGATCGGATAGACTGAAAAAAGAGCATTTTTGTTATCATCTGCCCAATATCGTCAATGATAGACAGCGCCATCTCCTTGAAGGACGATTTACCCCGCGACGCCATTTGCCAGATAGAATTGGCCATGCCGTCCATTGCATTGACGGAGGTGTCACGAACCTGGGCATAAATGTTGGTTGCATCGGCGCCCCATTCACGCAACCCTGCGCGTAACCCCTCGGTCCATGAACCCTCAATCTGCGCTTTATCCCGGGCACCATTGCGAACGATGCTCAGTTGCTTTTGTTCTTCTGCATTTAGGAAGCGTGTTTGTTGTTGAAAATACGCCTCCTCAGTTGGTTTGATTTTTTTCTCTGCATCCTCGCGCAGCTTTGCAAATTTCGACCTGACCTGCTGCTCCTTTGCCATCTGGTCATAGGCGGCGCTGCTCATCGTCATCCTGGCCACGTTGGCATCCATCTCGGCCTGTAGCTGAATGGTTGAGCGGTGCAGCTCTTTATTCTCCTGTTGCATTTTCAGCGACAGCTGGCGCTGCACGTTCGCCTTCTCCAGCTGTACATTGATGTTCAGCTGAGCGCGCAGCTCCTGCTCAGCATTGAGAATGCTGCGCTGCCCGGCGGTCAGGATTTTTTTTGCCTTGAGATCGGCGATCTCCTGGTTGAACTGCAGCAGCTTTCGCTCTGAACCGGTCAGGTTAACGGTCTGCTGGTTTTGCTGACGAAGAACCGATTCCTGCTCGCGCAGACTCTGCAGACGCTGGGTGGCCTGGTCATCTTTGTACGCCGCCGGTTTCTTCTGCTTCTCCCCGTACAATTTATCTATACCGCGTAACGCCTGCGCGTACTCTTCCGTTCCTTTCTTGAGAGTGCGATTGAGAACCGCCAGTGCATCGGCGCGCTGCTTCTCTTTTGTCACGCCAGCAGCCATCAGTCCTTGAACGGTATTTTCGGCCTTCAGGCGATCAGCTGTATCTTTCCGCAGCTTCTCTTGCTCCTTCCGCAGCCTTTCCACCTCTTCGCGCTGTTTTATCGCCGGGTCCGGGCTGGGTGTCAGGTTTATTCCCAATGCTGACGCCTGCGCCTGGGCTGTGGCCATCTGGGCGTCACCCATTGTTTTAAACGCGCTGCTGACATAATCCTTCAGCGATTTCCAGGCCCCTTTCAGCCCGTCAACCTTATCTTCCTGATCCTTTATCTGCTTTTCCAGCTCGGCCATCGCCTGCTTTTGCAGGAGCGCCGTAGCCTCACTTTCCCTGCCCTGGCGCTGCAGCGTGACTATCTGATCGATAAACGTCGCGTTTAGCTGAATTCCCTGATTGTTCAGCTTCTCCATCGCCTGGACAGGATCGCCCTGCAGATTCGTGAGCATCGAGACCAGATCCCCCGAACTCTGCCCCAGCTCTTCCATCCGGGCGCCAAGTCCGGCAACGCGGTCCAGCATTTCACCACCGAATCCGGCATTAACAGACGCGGTGATAGCTTTTACGGCACCGTCAGTATCTCCCAGCTGCGACTGCAGGCTCTGGAGATACTGAACCGACATAATCGACTGCTGCCCTGATTTGAATAACGCATTGCTGTAGCCGCTGATAGTTTCCTGAGACTTTGAAAACGACGAATAGAGCATCGTCACCGCGCCGGCGATCGCCATGATACCGATCCCGACCGGGCCACCGACCAGCGCCAGGGCGCCACGCAGTGTTCCCGCCGCCGCCGCCGCTGCGCGCTGCCGGAACGTCAGCTCCTGGCTGGCCGTGGCCAGCGTTCGCGTTGAGGTGGTCAGGGTACGCTTGGCGTCAGACTCAGCGATATCTGCGGCCAGAACCTCTTTTGTGGCTTCTGCCAGGCTCTTTTTCCCGCGTGCCTCAGCTATATTGGCCTCGCTGATGGTGCGGGCGTTTTTCGTGTGCTCTGCTTCATAGCTGGCCGTGATGCCATACTGCTTATTCACCTCTGCCTGTTTGGCATAATACTCATCCAGCGCAAACGCCTTCTCGCGCTCCGCCTGCGCCGCCTGAATGGTTTGTACCGCTGCATTCTGCCGCGCCAGTGCCTCTTCACGCAGCGTGCGGGCATTGTTGATAGACGCCTGTGCGCCATCTACTGCCGCCTGCGATGCGGCAATCTGCGCCTGTCGCTGTAACTCCAGACTTTGCGTGCTACTGGTCAGTGCCGTACTCATACCTTCGGTCAGCGCAGATATGGCTGCGGTGGTGAAGCTGCTGCCGGTAATGCCACTACCGGCAGACAGATTCGCCAGTACGTTACGCATCTCATCCAGCCCGGTAAGCCGTAGTGATCCCAGCTTTTCGATACGTTTATCCAGCCTGGAAAATTCAGCATCAGCGGCTTTTACACCTACGCCGATCCCCTTAAAGGCAGCCTCAGTTTTTGCTGCATCAGCCTGTGCCTTTTTGTTGAACTGCTGTGCGTTGCCATCCGCCTGACGCATCGCGTCAGCGAACTGCGAATTAAACGTCGCACGGTTGAGGTGCAACGCGACAGCGAGTGATGCTACATCAGCCATTTCCAAGAACCCTCAGGCAGTTTTCAAAATCATCATCCTGGGCCACGGCAGAGGGTGCTGCAGATGACTGTGGAGCCGCCAGCGGTGGTTTTCCCTCTTCTTTAAGGAGCGCAAAGTACGCCTCCCAATAGGTCAGGATGTTCGCCGGCATGGCGGCCAGTTTCGTGGGGTCCGGCTCACCCCAGCGATCTGCCAGCGCAAACAGGGTGCGCAGCTGGGGTGATTCGGTTAGTTTTTTTTGGCATCTTCCAGTGTGCCGATAGCATGACGCTGTACAGCAATGACCGCCTCCAGCAGATCTGCTCCCGAATGGGCTGACAGAAAAGCCTCTGCGGCCGGGAGTTCATCCGCCGCCGGGCGGCTTCCGTCCTCATTTACCAGCGCAGAGAGAAACAGTGTGATGCCACGAATAGAGGTCTGGCGAGCGTTGTCATCGCTCTTTTCCAGCGCCTGCAGGTCGGCTTCATAATCCCATAGTTCCTCCTGCGTCAGACGGCGAATAAAGATCTGCTGACCAAGCAGCGTAATCGGGTGGGCTTTGATAATAGGGTTGAGAAGGTTTTGATAATTCACAGTCGTTATTCCTTTTATTCACTACCACTATTGGTAGTCCACTTCACGCCGCCGTTCTGCTTGCCGTATACCTCGTCCTGCAGGACTTTACCATCAGGCTGGTCAACGGCCTGCTGTGCCCATCCGGACAGCACCAGCTCCATTTCCGCCGAGCGCCCATTTGGGAAGTCGAAGAAAAACACCACGGTCTTATTGGCCTCCGCCGCTTCCAGCAACGCCTGCTGATTCGCATCCGTCGGATCGGCAATAAACACCAGGGTTTTATCCTCACCCTCACCCATATCGGCCATATATTTCGGATCACGGTCAATCAGGCGTGTCACCTTCATGAAGGTGCCCTTTTTGCCTACGGCACCGATGGCCATCGTACTTTGCAGTAGTTTTGCCGCCGTCTTCAGCGTGCCTTTCATACCCCAGTACGTGCGGGTTCCCGCCGGAATGCTTGCATATTCCGAGGGGCTTTTAATGACGTCTTCACCCATTTTTTTCTCTCTCTCTTTTTGACTACCGGCCTTCCAGCCCATAGCGAATTTCAGCTGCCAGTATCGACAGCACTTTTTCGACGTTGTAATCCAGCGCCGGACGGATAAACGGCTTAGCCACCTGTTTCACCGTGCCGAACTCCTGCGCCAGCGCTTTCATGTGATGTGCTTTGCTGGGACCGACTCGAAACGTGATGAGAGTCCCGTAGCGCTCGCTCTTTGCGGCGCTGGTTGAGCTACGGATTTTGATCGTGTCGCGCATGTGCGGCCCGCCGCTTAACTCGTCGTAGCCGGCGTTTTGTTGCATATCTTCCTGCACGATGGCCAGCGCCCGGCGCCCGGCATCACGCAACAACCTGGTGCTGACCTTCTTGTCCATCTCGGAAATCAGGCGTTCAAAATCCTTCCCCGACGGGAATTTCATCTCAATGCGCATGGGGTTACTCCGGAGTGGTGAATATAAAGTCGCGCACCAGACGGTACTGGATGCGACCACTGGTCAGCGTGCTCTTGTCCTGCTGGATACTGCCGCGCGTCACGTAACTGACCGGACAATCCTCAAGACGGCTTTGCACAATGGCTTTCCATTCTGACCAAAGCTGCTTATCCAGCATCAGCAGGCGGCTGTAGTTATCGATCAGATAAATCGCCACCTGTATGCGGACAGAGGAAAGCCCAGTTCTGGCCAGGCCAGCCCCTACCGGCGCATCCGAAATACGCTGATATGTCACCCCTTCCTGGACCGTGTCCGGCAGTAAAAGCGGATACGCATTCATGCCGGTGATGCGCTCCAGCGCACCCTTAATCGCCAGCTCTATCATGCCGCCCGTCAGCCTCCCCCGTGATAATGATCCGGTCTGTTTTGCGGTCGATATTCCGGACGGTATAAACCAGATTTTTCGTCGTGATTTTCCAGTCAATATCAACCAGCACGCCCGGATAGACTGTAAACAGGCAGGTTTCCACCACCTGCTGCTGATCCAGCGTGCGGACTTTTCGCCCCGATACCAGCTCCCGTTTTGCCCACGCTTTTCCCGATTCAACCTGCTTTTCCGGTAGCGGTTCGCCCAGCGGCCCCCGACCGGACTGAACGTAGCTAATCGCAATGCGACAGTTCATATCACCCGGTTTCAGGCTCATAGCGTATGCTCCTGCAGGGGGAAAAGAAGATGCCTCACCGCAGCGGTTTCCAGCCACTGTCCGGTATGGCCATTCAGATACGCATCGCTGACCAGAAACTGAATAGCCAGCCGGATATCTTCATCCGCGATGAATCCGCGGACGGTTTCCGGGAGTGCCTGCAACTCTTCATCACTGGTGACCAGCTTGCAGTAATAATCACGCTCGATGCTCCGCTGCGCGGCGTTCACCATTTGCGTGAGCATGGCGTCATGCTCCGTGAAATCCAGTTCCAGGCGTAGCTGGGTTTTCACATCATCCAATGTCAGTATCAAAATCGCTGTCTCCCGGCTTCGGTTTCAGCGCGCGTTCGGCATCCTTCGGCCATACCGCGATACGGCGCTTAACCAGGTCTTCGGCGTGCGATCCTTCAAACCACGCGATATCACCACGGGAATAACGGCTATGCGGACCGAGGAACACAACGGATTTACGTTCTGCCTGTGCGACCACGGTCGCATGGTTATCCTGTGCGGTCTCAGTCGCATGGTTGTCCTGTCCGGCCGTTTCTTCCGGCTCCACTGCTTTATTTTTCGCAGCCATAACATTCTCCTTAAAGGGAAAAGCCCGCATATGCGGGCTTTATTAACAGAGGGGTGGGTTAGAACAGGACACCGGTACCCAACACCAGGCCTTCCGGATGACGGAAGCCGATATCGTGTTCGAGGACGACGCGGATCAGCGACTGGTTTCGCGCAAACGCGGAAACCGTGTTGCCTTCGGCATCCAGGTAGGTGGCTTCTCTGGAGAAATCGACCTTCATGGCGCCATCTTCACCGATAACAACATCATTAAAGTCAGCGAAATAAATTTCCGATTCCTTGCCACTTTCGCCCAGGTTAACCGGAATAGCGCTGGTATGCTGAATCGGATAGCCCTTGAGCATCCCCTGCGCCATTTCCGGGTAGACTTTGTTGCCGTTGCCGTCACGCAGGCCAAACAGCTTCATATAGGTACGGTTCGACATACCCCAGCCGCAACGGATCATCAGGCTGTTGCCATCCATCGCCATCAAAATAATCTTGTCCAGGTACTCATCAACCGTGTTCAGGTTGATCGTGGAACCCGCTTCCCACGGCAGCAGGCGGTTCCACTGTGTCGCACGCGCCTTCATACCAATCGGTGTATCGCCGGTACCGTCATCGCGCATAAACGCTTTATCCTCACGAACAGAGATGGCGGTCAGAATATCCTGCAGGACCAGCTGCTCAACGTTAAAACCGGCGCGGCCAATCAGCTGGTTCGACATCGGGACCAGTGCGATCATGGTTTTGGCATTCAGTTTTACATCGTCGAATTTTGATTCAGACGATTTGGCATCCTTTCCTTCGCCGGTGTAGCTGGCTGTTGCACCGCCAGCCGAGCGCGGTAACGACAGATTACCGTTTGGCAGCGGAATGGAGCGGGCGCCCAGCTTACGGACGATGGTACGGTCGCTCAGCAGCTCGATGACTTCGTTTTGCATGTTCTCCGGGATGAGCGCCCCACCGGAACCCGCAGCGGTGGAAATGGCCATCGATACAGACTGATCATTCAGTTCTTCAGCGGCAAAGACCGCTGCATCACGCAGATCACCCTTCGCTGCGGCAATCGACATCACCATACGTGTCATACCTGCGCCTGTGTATTGCTTCGGCTCAGCTTTGACGATGACTGCCGGCCCCTGCTGGGTAGCCTTGACTGGCTTTGCGACCAGCGCCGCAGCACGTTCGGCGGCTTCCAGGCGTTCAATTTTGGCGCTGATATCAGTGAACTGCTGCTGCAGGTTCGCAAACTCCGTCAGCTGCTCCGCAGTCAGCGTGCCGCCGCTGGCGTCAATGGTTGCCAGGGCCTGAACCTGTTCGTTGATACCCGCACGCTGACGACGCAACTCTTCAATCTGTGGCATTTTATTTCTCTCTTTTTAGACATAAAAAAAGCAGCCTGCTGGCTGCTTAAGGTGACGCGGTTTGTGTTTGCGCCGGGTTACATTTTGGTTTGCAGGTCCATCGCGGCTGCCTGCATCTGAATGGAGGTTTTTTGACGGGGTTGCTGATACTTTGCCGCGATAGCATTGATCGCCGCCTGGGGGTCAGAGACTTCATCCGCCAGGCCGGCTGACACAGCGCCAGGGCCAAAATACAGCCCCGCCTGCGTATCAATGATGGCCTGCTGCTTCAGGCCGCGATATTCGGCCACTGACCCCGTAAACGTCTCGTACATTTCGTCGATCATGCCCTGGAACATACCCAGCGACTCTTCACTCAGTGGTTCATGTTGGGTGCCGTTATTTTTGTTATCTCCCCGGTAAATGGTGGTGAACGTCAGCCCCATTTTTTCTTCCATCTTCGACGTATCTAGGTGCTCCATGATCACACCAATCGACCCCACGCCACTGGTCTGGCTGACGATGATTTTGCTGCAGGCCGATGCGATGAAATACGCGGCGGAATACGCGCTGTAGTTCACAATCGCCGTGATGGGTTTCGTGTCGCGAGACTGATAAATGTAATCGGCCAGCTCCTTGCACCCCACCGCTGCGCCACCGCCGGAGTTAATATCCAGAACGATTTCGCTGATTGAGGGGTCGTTTAACGCCACCTGCAACTGCCCGCGGATCCGCTCGTAGCTGGTCAGTTCGGAGCACATCGCCGTAATCTGTCCCCGGCGTGGAACAAGAATGCCGTGAACGGGGATCACCGCCACCCCGCCGGTGGGCTGGACCTGCTCAGCAGCAGGTGATTTACCCGGATTTAGCGCCATCTGAATGACGGCATCTTCGGTGATCCCCTGAATACGGGGGATGAGCACTGCTTTCACAGAGTCCATTGTTTGCCGGGTAACGTAATGCGGCACACCAAAGACCATATCTGCCAGGTGCGGCAGGTTAATTAATTTCGTTGTCATGTTGTCTTCCAGGTCATCCCGCGCGGCGGGAAATAATCAGGCTCTGGCCAGAAGGGTTTCGATTTCGGCCAGCTGTTTTGCTGTCGGCGACTTATCGCCAGGAAGGATCTTCGCGCTGTCGACCATATTGAGCGGCGTCAGGTATTTGTCCCCGCCAGCAATTGGCGGCAGATTCTCCATACGCCGGATATCGTTAGTGGATAGCCATCCCCACTGGCGGCCCAGCGCATACGATTCATAGCGTGACTTCTGGTCGCCTCGCAGCAGCCCGGAAACGTTGAACTCGATGTACAAATCGCGGCGTTCGCTGGGCAGAAGCAGATCGCGCTGCAGCGCACCCTCATGGCGTTTCAGCCAGGCCAGCAGCGTATACATCACGAACTGCAGGCCCTGGTGCTCGATGTTGTTGTTGGTCGCTTTCGCCAGCATCTGCACCATATGTGGCGGGATTTTATAGAGCCGGCAGACCTCTTCCACGCCCCACTGCCGCGACTGTAGCAGCTGCGCCTTTTCGTTATCCTGCGACAGTTGTTTGTAGCTCATGCCCTCCTGCAGCAGTGCCACAGAGAACATATTGTGAATACCGGAATGGCGTTCGGTCCATTTCGCCAGCAGGCGATCAATAGCATCCTGGCTTTTAATGGTCGCAGCCTCTTTCGGACGCTCTATCACCCCGCTCATCGTTGTCCCGCGCCGAAATGTCGCTGCCGCATGCTCCTCAACGGCCAGATTCAGCCCCAAGACATCGGCGTTCGTCTGAATGGGGGAACTGCCGATATAGCCATCCAGAGAAAAGACCTTCACATGGTGCATCATGCGCATCGGCAGAATTTCACCGACTTCCGGGAGTTCGTAATACGGCATACCGTCCGGCCCTTTCAGCACAATGACCTTTTTCGGGTTAATGGGGATCAGCTCTTTCGGGTAGCCTTTTCCGTCCCGTTCGATGATCGAGTAGCAATTTCCCTCCAGCCCCAGCAACCCCTGCTGCTGCTCGAAATACTCGAATGAGGTGTCTTTCCTGTTGGGCTGGGAGTGAATCAGGTCATAAACCGGGTGGTCCGTCGCACGCTGCCGCCCGCCATTTTTATCCCGCCGGTAGAGTTCGCACGGCAGCTGCGCGACTGACTCCGCCAGGAGGGTGACACAGGCCCGGACCGCTGAAAGTCCCAGAGCGGTTTCCGGCGTGATTATGATGCCAGTTTTGCTCTGGCCTGAACGAACCCCGCCCAGCATGGCTTCCCAGAAGCTATTACCCGAGTATTGTCGGCCCCTGAACATCTGGGGTAGGAACATTATTTACCTCCGCCATTGCTGACGCCGGAGGAAAAAGCCCGGGTTGTCATATATGACCAGCCCAGACAAATAATCCCTCCTGTTATCAATCCCACTGATGGAGAAATAAGCCAGGCACCTGCGGATAACAATCCAGCACCAGTGAGGCCGACAATAAAACTCAGAACTGAAATTAGCATGCTATATCCTCCTCATCGTATACGGATGTCATCACTGAACTGTTAAGCATGGCGCGCCCCAGCCCCATCATTAAACCAACCGCACCATCTATCTTGTTCTGCCGCCCTTCTTTCCCGGGACGCACAATATCGTCACTTCCGGGAAGGTACTGGCCGACGATATTGGAAATACACCAGTTCATGACAGGGTGTCCGTCATGATGGAATCTCCCCGAGATGAGCGCAGCCTCAATCTCTCTCATAGGATCACTCATATGGGTAAAATTTTGTCTTATCTCGACAGGCTCAAGCCCCTCTTCCTCAAGCATGTGACGTAATGAAGTCGCGCCATAAGGATCAATGGGGCATTGGGCAATTTTTACGGTATTCCGCAGCTTCAGGATCGTTTCAAATATCAGCCTGTAATCAACTTCGCCACCATCGGTCGGGATCAACTTACCCTGCCGGACAAAGGACTGATAACGTTCTGCGGTACTTTTCAGCGCGGTCTCCTGCGAGTAAATGGTTTCTTCTGGTGCCCAGAACAGAGGAGAAACACAGTAAAAATGTGTTATTCCGTCTATTTCACGACGAAAAACTGGAACCACGGCATTGAGGTCAACTTTCGAGGCCAGATCTATACCCAGCCAGCATTCTTCCCCTGCAAAATCTGACAACTTAAGGTTTTTATCGGCTGCATCCATCCATTTTCTCAGGTCGTAATAAGCTGATTTTGCGCTTACCCAGCGATTGAAATGCTTGGTCAGAATCTTGTTTGTCTGCCCGGGCGTCGACATACCCAATAATTGTTTAGCCCGGAGAAAATCTGCTTTTACCGAAATGCCATAGTTGGGGTTTGCCTTGATTAATGCCTCGGGAGTCGTCCAGTCATCATCGTCATCAAGGCCATAAATCAGCCCAAATATGGTTTCATTTTCCTCGCCATTACGGGTTCTCCGCAGGATCTCGACAACCTGAGTACGCTTTTCATAGCAAGGGGATGTAATGTCATAGCCAGCGGTGGTGATGATCAGTGTCATCGGTTGTTCGCGAGCCCCCATACCGGTGGTCATGGTGGTGTAAAGCGCATCAGTAGTATGTTCGTGATATTTATTGCTGTCTCTTATACACATCT